TGGAGCGGAATGTCAGAATCGAACTGACGACCGAAGATTGGAAATCTGCTGTTTTACCATTAAACTAATCCCGCATATTGATTGTTGAAAGTACTGTTCTATGTTTAAGAGATTCTCGCTTGCTCTGGATGAACCCAGTCATCGCTTTGATCTCTCCTAATCTCATCGTTTATGTAGCGTCGGCAAGCTACTATTTCCACATAGGGCTGACTTGATAAGGATGGTTATATTCCATAACAGTTTGGATTGCTTATTCTTTCTCACAAACTCTCAACAATCAATACATTAAGTATACTATAAAATAACTTGCAAAGCAAGTCTATTGCAATGGAGTGAGCGATAGGATTCGAACCTACATTGAACGGATTTGCAATCCGACGCATGACCTTTCTGCCACGCTCACAATGGTAGGCTGGATAGGGATTGAACCTATACTCAAAGGATTATGAGTCCTCTGCTTTACCATTAAGCTACCAGCCTGTATTTGGTGCGAGTGGCCAGAATCGAACTGGCATGCTGTGAAGCGAGAGATTTTAAGTCTCTTGTGTCTACCGATTTCACCACACTCGCAACTGGTACCCCGAACAGGAATCGAACCTATATTGACTGCTTAGAAGGCAGCTGTATTATCCATTATACTATCGAGATATTAAAATTGATAATACATCTTTTACCAACAGTTGGTTGGCTGCTAGCATGAAAAATATCACCATCAAAAACAACTAATCTATTTTTCTTTGGAGTCACTCTTTTTGAAACTGGATCGTTAATGTCTTTACCGAACAAAAATGTATCACCATCAGAATCATTAACATAATATAATAACACTGTATGTTTTAACCCACGATCAGTGTGTTTATGGTCATGCTCTCTTCTATGAGGTTGTGCAATTTGTAAAAAACTTCTTACTTGAATCGTATTAAATGGTGTTTCTTTGTAGTAAGTTTCTGGTATTTTATAGACCAAAGAAAAATGATTACTCATAGCCTGTCCATCATCAAAATAGTAATGAGAGAATCCTAAAGTTTTCTCGACATTATCAGACAAAGTCATATGAGTAACATCATCTAAAAAATACCATTCAAAATATCTACCAAGTAAAACATTCTCGATTAAGTCTGCATATTCTTCTGGTAAGAAATTATCAATAATCTGTATCATGTAATGTTCTTTATTATTTAAAATTAAAGGCTATAGAGATTCTCTCAGAATCTTCTTCTTCAGACAAATTTTGTGTCACATAATGTTTTAAGAACGATGGAAAAATATACAAAGATCCGACACTGGGCTGTAAATAATATTCACCGTAATTTTTTTCATTAGCCTCGCAAAATTCAACAACCTCTGTTAATAAATCTGATCTAACAAAGTGTAGACTTCCACTATTTTTAGGACATTTAACATAGTAAATAGCTGAATAGAAACAAGGGCTATGAGAGTGTGTTATATTATAGTTATATTTACCGTTAACATTGAACCAATAACCTTTTAAGGTCGGTGACTTCACATTAACTTTCATAACATCATATATTGCATTTACATATAACATTATTTTATCAAGTAAATCTACCATACAAGGTGTATGTGCATCGTCATAAACTTTACTCTGCCATCCACCAACATTGCTAACCACAACACCACTATCTTCGGTTTTATTTTTCAAAATAACATTTTGTAATAAAGAATTATCTACTTCTAATGTAGTAGAATATATTGCCGTATAAAAAGGTCTTATTTCTTGTAATTCATTCATAAAACACTCCTGTAATTTGGCGGAAGAACTGAGATTCGAACTCAGGGATGCTTTCACATCGGCAGTTTTCAAGACTGCTGGTTTAAACCACTCACCCACTCTTCCTAAAACTTGGCTACCCAGTAGGGACTTGAACCCCAACGAATGGTTTTGGAGACCATTATGCTGCCATTACATCACTGAGTAATAATACTTATGGTGCTCCATGATAGAATCGAACTACCTTCTCCTGAGTACAAAACAGGAATAATACCAATATACTAACAGAGCAATAACACTGGCTCCAAAGGATGGGATCGAACCATCGACCAACAGATTAACAGTCTGCTGCACTACCGCTGTGCTACTTTGGAATAACTTGGCGACTCGTGGGAGAATCGAACTCCCATAAGCGGATAGACAATCCGCTGTAATGACCATTATACTAACGAGCCTAAAACTTGGTGGAGAATACTGGGATCGAACCAGTCGTACCCGAAGGTGGCGGATTTACAGTCCACTGCATCACCATTGATGCTTCTTCTCCAAATATTTTTGGGGTGACTACTGGGAGTTGAACCCAGACTAGCAGAATCACAATCTGCGTTGCTACCATTACAACATAGTCACACCAAAAACATCTTGGTAGTTTTTGGATAAAAGGAAAACTACCAAACCTTGCGCACTTGCATGGGTGCCATTTGTTTAGTGCTATCGTGCCAATTTAGGAGTTGGGTGCTTCCCATCCAAAGCTGAGGCAGTTATGTTAGGATTCGTCTCCAGCCGATTGAACCCGAATAGTCATAGCGTCCTATGACGATACCTTGATAACACTAAACAAATGGTACTCGGTACCAGAATCGAACTGGTCTTACTGCCGTGAAAGGGCAGTGTCCTAACCGATAGACGAACCGAGCATTACCAAACAGAAACATACTAGGATGTTAGTCGTCAACCATCACCTGATGGATTCTCACGGCATCGTCTGCCGATAAGACAACTTCCACATTACGATTCAACATTATCCAGCGTGACCACCGTATCAACATCAACGACTATGGGTTCCAGCCATAATCTCCGCTTCGTTTCCATCTTTCCTGTAATCTAGCGAGAGCCAATCCGTCGATTGGTTCACTCTCCTAAACCACCTACTGGTGTTGGCAACCTAATATGTTTCTGTTTGGTAACAATAAAACAAAAAAACCCTCTAACTTTTCAGGTAGAGGGTTTTGGGAAATAAACTCAAAAAGTTTTTACTTCACAAAACCCCCAGTAAGATACTCTGAGTGTGATCCTGTCCAACCATTGCATGATGGTAAATCATTTCTATAGTTGGTAGGTCTTAATATCATTCTATTTCCTTTGAATCCTTTTTCTATTTATATCAATTATACACTAAACATGAATAAATGTCAAACCTTTTCAACATTTATTTTGCAATTTTCAAGAAAGTCCAAACCTATCGTGTCTCGGTACGATTCTCGATAGTAAACTTTACTTATACCTGCTCCGTGAATCAATTTAGCACAGTGAATGCAAGGAGCATGAGTACAGAATAAACTGGAACCATTGCCTGATTCGCCATCACGAGCCAACTTGAGTATAGCATTTGCTTCAGCATGAATAACCTCATCTTTCGTTTTCAATTCAACAGTGTCATCTGACAACTGTATAACTTCTTCACAATCATTTGTCCAACCAGCAGGCATACCATTATACCCAATAGAGATAATACGATTATCCTTGACTACAACTGCACCTACCTGCAATCTTTTTGCTGAACTCAACTGAGCAAATCTCTCAGCTGTGTCCATGAATGCATCAATCCACTTCTGTTTCAATGCAAACTCACTTCTGGTTCTTTGACAGGTGTCTTGGCAATTTCGTTGCATAGTTGTCGTAGATCTTCACCTGATCCAACTGAGTCACAAAGTAACATCGCTCTAGCCATAACCACTGCCGACAGTGACAATGCCGAAACATTGTGTTGGTCAGCCAGAGTCAACAGAACTCTATCGATAACCATTGACATGGAAGTTAATTTGTCATCATCCACGGAAACTCTCCATCCACTGTTTTAAAATATCTCTCGATTCATGTCTAGATAAACCGAATTCTTGTTGTAGGTAAGGTGCTGCTCCAAACATGTTAGTAACACCACTCTCACGCAAAACATTCAAATATGTAAAATATTTTTCCATTATAGTTTCATCACTTTCTCAATTAAAAATTTTGCATCATTTACATCGTCAACTTCATCAATTTCAGCCAACATCACAAGTTGTTCAAGTGTGGCAACTTGTTGTTTCTGAGCATAACATAGTGTAGTTTTCCACTCCATATACTCATCATACCCATCAATCGCCCACATTTTGTCGAGCATTTTTACTTGTCGTTTTGTAAGACCATTAATTGTAATCATAATCTAACTTTAGGTTGTAATTTATAACAATTCTTTTTTCATGAACTTTTGGCGCACAAGCAGCATGAACCAAATTACCATTGAATATAATGAATCTACCTTTTCTGGGAGAGATTCTATCAATAATATTGATATCATCATCAAACAACAGAGTGTCGCCATCAGAATCATTAACATAATATAATAAAACTTTATGTTCATAATCACCATCTATATGAGGACTAAATGGAATATCAGTTTGGTTAGCAGAGATAGGGTATGTATAATTCGCTCTAGCTCTTAAAAGTTCACATTTAATATTAATTGAGTTAGAAACTGTTTCTAATAACTCCACAATCATCTCATAAAAAATAGAATTTATTTTTGGTGGCTCACCCAAAGTGAACGCATGACCCAAAGAACATTTATCTTTATAATGTATTCCATCATCAAATCTATCATCCTGATCTGGTGTATATACACTTTTGTTGGTATAAAACCAGGGGAAAGACTCACCTGTCATTGTAATTTCTATATCATTTGATAATTGTTTTGGTACACAATTATCAAAAACTTTATATTTTGTATTCATCATAAATGAATCGTAATTATACAGTTTCCTTAAAGATTGTCGACCATGTCAGTAACTTGTTCAATTTCTCGTTCTTCGCAGTCATTACTGCCGATTCACTAACCATGCCATTGTCAATCATTAAATCAATCATACACATAAGGTCGCCAATTTCTTCTTCTAGGTGTTCACGATTTGTTTGACCATTATACTCATAATCCATACCAAACCGAAATACTTTACTAATCGCCTGAGTTACCTCAGCACATTCTTCCTGTGCGATTAACAGTATTTCTTGATTTGATTCATTAAGTTGTTTCATTTTTAAAAATTTATTTACCAATTGCTTCTTCCCATCTTTGTTCAACTATTTCATTTACCCATTCTACTGGACATTTTAATTCATCAGCAATCTCTTCGCAAGATTTATATTCTGCACCTATGTAGGTGTCAAGAGCCCAGTTGATATTTTCCCAAAGTTGTTTCATTTGTGCCATATTATCCTCACTTCGACAAGTTTAAAATACGACCATCATATTCCATGAAAGAAACTTCCATTGGAACATAAACCTCTTTGGCAACACGAGAACTGCGAACACCCTTGCGGAATTTACCATCAAAGAAGTCATTGATACATTCAATTTTGTATGCTTTGTAACCACGATCTTCGTTGATAGAAATAACTTTACCTTCAACAAAACAGTCACTACGACCATACATTGGCTTAAAGTCATAGGCACGAATAATATCGCCAACAGTAGCCAATTTCTCGTTTTTCAACATATTCATATTTCCTTTTTTAATCATCATAAGATAATTATACCTGAATTACGAATTAATGTCAAGCACCAGTGTGAATAACCCTACCATGAGTAGGGTTATTTTGGGTCTAAAAGTCGCCTTTGTAGGATCTACACGGACTTTACAGGGGTCTTTTTGGGGGTTGTAGGCTCGGCTTTGGGAATTAAGTTCACGCTCTCAGCCCACTTTCTGGTGAGTTTTGGATAGAGTTTGTGAAGGGTTTGATCCTTGATTGCCAACATCAGAGCTACCTCATCGGCATGAAGACCTTCTAAAAGACCAACAAACATCTGCTCTCGTTGAAGTTGTTTCAAGTCGGCTCGACAAAACACATAAAATCTACGGAGTTCAGTCAATAGATTTACTGGTGTCATTCCGAGTGGCTCAGAAGATTTTTTGTATGGAGGATCGCCTTCAGGAAGAATAAACTTCTTTTCCTTCATGTATGCATGTTGAAAAATGATTGTCAGTGCAGGTTTTTGCTTGATATACTTTTCTGCATTCTTATAATCAGTATTAATCTCTTTCAAGATTTCTGTAATAATTCTACTCATTAAAACTCCTCAATTTCATCTAGTAACAATCGACATCTGTTAGCAATAAGATAATTCATAATTGACATTTTGTCGCCCTTTGGTTTACTACTTAGGTATTCATCAAGAATTGTTTTCTGTATTGCATCAGGAATACTCTCAAATTGTACTAGAATCTCGTTTCGTTTCCAGTTGCGTTTCTCTTCATCATTGCGACAGGCATCATATCCCTTCTCGAAAAACTCAGAAAGTCTTTTTGCCGAGACAGGTGTTTGACGATCGCCAACAGAAAAACAATTATCTTTACTTAGAATATTGGGAATACCATCACCAGAGTCACCCTTGACGATATGCTCAATCAAGTTTGTATGTAGTTCGCTTTGTTTGGCTGTAATCATTTTACGCAATAGTGGACTGTACTGCTTCACATTAGTATACTTGTGTAACTGTTTAAAATCCTTGTCACTGGAAACAATCATTACATTTTCATTAAACCCAAACTCTTGTGTTTGTTTAGCCAAAACTGCAATAATATCGTCTGCTTCACACTGGTCAATATGTAGAATCTTATACGGAAAGTGTTCCTTCAACTCATCACGAATCACACCAAGTGTGTCGAAAATCATATGCCAATCTAAGTCAGATGCTTCTCTGGCTTTCTTACGACCAGACTTGTAGTACTCAAAGTATTGACGACGCCAATAGTTGCGACCATCACAACAAACAACTATGTCGCCATAGTCCTTACCATACTTTTTCTTGTATGATTTGATTGTTGATAGAGTCGCATGACGAATCAAATCAGTTGTTGCTTTAGCATCACCTGACATCAACTCTTTCTTAAAGGAAAGAATATTTGCCAGCGATACCTGCGAGTAGTCAATTAGAATCATTTTAAAATACTTTCAAGAGGATACATTCCTCATTAACTCGACCATTGACCGATGCTTCTTTAGTTGTCAATGCTTTGTATGCTGCATTCAATGGACGCTTACCCATCCCTTGGTAACTAGAAACCAACTCTGGTTTACGCAAAGTGCGACTACCTGAATTAGATGGATCGTAGCCGATGATAGTAGTTCCCTTGACGGACAAACCCTTGTCATCCATGGCACGATATACCTGTAGTTTCTTGTACTTGGTATTGAATACCCATAGTTCTTGACTGTTGACAATACCAGAAGCCAAGACAGACTTGATACCATAATCAGTATCTTCTTTCTTAAACTTCATTTTGGCAACCAACACACCTGCTGGTTTCTCTTTACGCTTACGAGGAGCACGAGTTGCCTTGGCAACCTGAACCTGCAAACCACATGCTTCACCAATAGATTGATAAAGTGCCAACAGTTTCTTAATCTTTGTTTTCTTGAGATGAGAGTAACCTTCATTCAGTTGCTCATCATTACCCTCAAGAACTTCTTCAAGTTCTGCAATGGTTTTGTCAAACATGTTTACTATAAGTTTGGCAACTGGTCCACTGATTTGATAATGTTTCAAGACAGTTGCTGCATCAAAAGACTTATCATTAATAATGAAATCATCAATCATTCCCTCAAATTCACCAGCCATTTCTCTTGCTTTATCGAGCATGCGTTCTTGAATTGAGACAACATTTGCTGCTTCTTTGGCAGCAGATGCATCAACTTCTGTCTTTGTTGGTTCAGGTTTGGGTAGAGTTCCCTTCAACTCGGCAAATTTATTTGCAAAGTATAGAGCTTCTTTCTCTAGCAATTCTGAACCAGTGTCTTGTAATCTGGCAAGGACACCTGCTTGACGGAAAAGTTTCTCATCAAGTTTGTTTAATTGAACTGCGAGTTTCTTGTCAGTTTTACCAACAAAGTGAATGAACCACTTCTTCTTATCTTTGTCGTCATGATGTGCATTAAAATAATTCAATGCATGTAAAAGATCGACTTGATAATTTTCTGAACGAAGTGTTGGTTCATCACCTTTTACCATGCGTTCATGTTTTGCTGCTTGCAACTTATTTTTAGCTGATGTAGCCATAGGGTAATCTCCTCATTAAGTATTAATTATACCCTATTTACGAATAAATGTCAAGCATTATTTTCTGAAGGTTGCAGTAGTGGTTCCACCGACTACACCACCCAAAACAACTGCAGCAATCCAAGTATCAAATGTTAGTGGAATTGCCAAAACAGGGAATAATGTGTTAAGAGACCAGATTGTAGCAATTGGTATTAACACCAAAAATGCAACAATCACTAAGACAACCAATAATATTTTACCCATTTTTAATCATTCTTTTCTTGTACGATTGTTTCATATAACTCTTCGAACTCTTCATGTTCTGCTACTTCTTGGTTATAGTTTTGTTTATGATATACCTTTGCCATACGATTCAATGTTTTTACAGGTAAATTGAATTGCTTAGACATATCCTTGATAGTTTCACGAACCAAGTCACGCTCTGCTTCCATGCGTGTCATCGATCCACTAATTTCCGCCAACATTTTTTTAATTTTGTCGCGATCGGCTGGACTTGAAATTTGACTCATGCTACATTCCATTCAATATGTTTAATAGAACTTGTATTAAAAGATCTCCACTCTTGCTTTTCTAAATCAAATGCAGCAACTGCATCGCCAGTTGGTTGTGTACCAGTTCCCTTTGGAAGTTTGTCGGTTGGGATTAAATCACTCTTTTTAGTGCAAACCATTCTTCGTTCGCTTCCATCTTTTTTCGTAAAAGTTACAGCAACTTTGGACTCTGACAAATATTCACGCATCCATTCTGCAAACTCAGGTGTATTGACAATAGTATCTGGATCGATACCAGATGCTCTTGCCAAAGAAATAAAATCAATGTTACTATCACTCGTTATCATATTGTTCTCCGATTGTATTAAAAAATTTACAAAATTGTTTGAAATGCTTTGTGTCTAAATTAAACTGAATGTCTGAATATATCTGTTTGTCTTTGTATTCGGGATCAATATTTCTTCGCTTGAATGTTATAGTATGAGTGTCATATTTCTTCTCATGCTCATGTTCAAGACGAACTTGATAGCCATCGCTGAAGTCAATCTCAGCATACTCAACTACATTACGCTGTAGTGTCATCATAAGGAATTACCTTTACTTTAATAAATCCACCATCACCATTTTCCACTTCTTGTGCGGAAACTAGAATTGGGGATGTTTCACCAAACTGCATCCATTTAGATTTTAGAACATAACCCTCAACGAATTCTCGTTTTAGTGTCATGGACATTTGATCTGCCATACTCATTTTTGATTGTAACAAAGCTGGTACCTTTCTATTGTTCATTGTTAATAAAATCCTGTGAGAGTTGTAGAGAATTGTTTAAAGATTTTTGTGCTACTCGTAATCCATATTCCATTTCATATCTTTGTCGCTTCAACAATTCAATCTCACGAATTATCTTTTGGTGTTGGTCATATAACTCAATGGTGCTTTTCTGTAGTGCCTCAACATATGTTGTCACTTTATGAATAGTTACCCAAGAACCATCATCAAGTTTAGTGTGACCATCACGAATACGAAATTCGTCAGTCCATCTTTCACCATTTTTATAACTTGGCATTGGTTCGAAAAGAAACAATTGTTGCTCTCCCAATTTACTTAGAAGTGGAGCGAACTGCTCATCAACATTTTCTCTACTGTAAAACATTATTCATTCTCCTCATACTCATATTCTTCTTCCTTGCCATTCATTGCAGCGTGGATATCGCAGAGAGTCATATGCCACCCATCAGTATAAGTTTTTCCTGGAGCACCACACTCTTCACAAGTACGATAACTCATCGACTCAGCGAAAGTAATATAACTGTGATGTTTATCAGTTGCAGCTTGCACATAAAATCGCAGACCACCGAACTTCTCTTTTACTTGAACAGCAACTGGAACCTTTGCAGTTTCTTCATCAAGTTTTGTTTTTGCTTCGTCAATCTGTTCTTGAGTAACAATTTTAGTGCTACCTTCCCATAGTGGCTTATCAACTTTATCTTTGATACTTTCATAACGACTCTTAGCATTACGATAGTCGCAAGTCAATAAACCGCAAAGTGTATCAATGATGGTATACCAACCACTACCACATTCAAATCCCCAGCACATGGCTGTGGTTTGCATATTCGCATGGCGATCTTTAAAGATCAGCGGATACTTCGCGCACAGTGCTTCATCTAATTCTCGTTTCATGACCATGTCCTATGTTTTTCTGCAATATGTTCACGACCATCGTACTCATGGATTTCCCAGTCAACATCGTCAGGAATTGTTACAATCTTAAGATTAGAACACCAATGATTGGCTTTATCACCAAGAGCTGCAATAGTTTCTATCAAGATTGGATCACTTCGTTCAATATCATGATCCCAAAAATAGTTTTCGTCGCTTACTACACCATTTTTGTAGAAATCGCTACCAAAAATAGGATTGGTCTTATCTTTAACTACTTTAACTAAGTTGAGTTTTTTAATCTGTCCATAGTATTCTATGGCTTCATCACTTAACCCAAATCCACCAAAATCAGCGTTGATAACGATCTGCATATGTTTGTATTCCTTTAATCTTTAAAAATTTATTTACCAATTTATCTTTAATCATGTACGGCACTGACAAATATGGAAACTCCAAGATGTAAGGGCAACCATCAATTCCCCATGCTCCAGTTTGAAGAAACTCACTGTAATGTTTAATGTGTTTTTTGTTTTTTACATTAAAAAATACTTTTTGTTTTATAACCGCATCAAGAACCATTCGGATCCTCTCTTAGACCTCTCCATTTTGCAATTTTAATTTTCTTCCCATCACCATTGACCCACTGTTTACCATTCCATGTTGCATACTCAGCGAATGGCCAATTAGGATGTTCTGGATCTTTCGCTTCATATTCTCCAACATGCACTGGTTTTACTGTAGGTTCAAACCATTCTGTTTTAGTTTCTTCTTCTTTTTGGAATTCCTCTTCTGCAACACGCTCTTGTTCTTGATCATGATAGTAGTCAATTAACCCAGTAAAATCCTGTAGATCTCCAGGCAATGCTTCTAGAGTTTCTAAATCTTGGAAATCGTATTCATAGAAGTCATCATCACCATCTTTCCAAATACCACAGAAAGCCATACCACCCTCATGGTATAATCCTTCGACTTCCCAATCAAGTTCATGATAAATGTACTCATAAAGTGCAGTAGGTGGTGACCAAGCTGATTCAAAAGAAATCCAAATAGTGTTGTCATCACAGCGTTCCCAATCGATTATAGATGATTCCCACTTGGTTCCCCAATTATTGATATTCCAATCATACCAGTTATCTTTTTCAGAATCAGGCATCGGACGGAAGTGTTGGAAAACACCCTTGTCATCACTTTGAAGAACTGCCTCAAGAGCATCAACCTTACTCTTATCAGAGTGGGTAACTCGCATACTATTATCACACCAGTTTGGCATAGCATTTCCTTTTCATTAATCTATAAAACTATTATACACTATAACTCAATTTTAGTCAAGTTTATTTTGCAATCCTAAAGTTGCAGGACTGTGGTCTAATCTATCACCATGTTCGTCTGAGTAAAATGTTGCATCCCAATCTAATATTTTAATAGATAAGTCGTAATGCAATAAATCATAATCAGTAAATTCAAATGTATCTGTGTACACTCTAAATCTATAATGCCCATCAGCACAATAAATTAACTGTCCCTCTACTCCAGCTGCAGATTTTATGTTCATATCAAAACACCAAGTGAATAACTAATAATACAAGCAATAAAAATATTACAATTGCATCAGCTGCTTTCATTCTTAATCCCCAGCTTATTACAAACAAACTTCTCAAGACTTGGTTCGGTACGAGTCTCACCGAATGCCCAGCAAGAAGCATGAACAATCTTATAAGCAAACATGTTTAATGCTTCCTCTGAGAATACATAATAAACCTTACCATCTTTCTCATTTCGTTCATTTGCCCAGACATTTGCTAACTTATCAATTCTTGTATTATAATCGTTCATTTTACTTCCTTAGAACTATCTGCACTATCTTTGTCTTCACGGATTTCGACAAATACTGGGAGAAACAAACTCTCCTCACCAGATTTGTTTTTAATCCTAGCATTGTACTTGATAGCGACAATCTTGCCCAAAATATCCTTCTCTTTATACGACTTACGATGCGTGTCATTGAACCCACTCCCCACATTAACTTTAATAATACCATCGGCAGATTCGCAAATGATAGCACCTAGCCACTCAGGTTTCTTTTTGTGTGGCTCAGTACCAACGATCTTAAGATCGCATTCGAGTTCGCCTTTGAACTTAATTTGGTGCTTTGCTCGTCTATCTTCCCAAACACCACTACCATCTTTAAGAATAATACCCTCATAACCACTTGACAAATAATCTTCAAATATTGCAGTTGCTTCTTCAATTGTTTGAACAATTGTACTTGTAACCAACCAAACCCTTTTATCTTTAGAATTCTGTTTAGATACCATGTTCTCCAATTTTGAGAATCTTGTTGCGTATGCTGTATCGCTGTATGAATCACAAAATAATACATACGGAATCATATCCCACACAGAAGCATGAACCTTTGCAGCTTCTTTATCTGAGATTGTTCCCTTGTTGGCTTTGTTTAAAATACCATTACCTGTTTGACGATCCATAAACTGCGAACTATCATCATCCATTACCATTAACTCACCATCAAACACATAATCACCGCCATCAGCCATGGCTAGAAATTGTTCATCTAAATTACCAAGTAGATTAATCTCTTTACCATTGCGACTACGATACTCAACTGCTCCATCTTTCACAATGGCATTAAATCTCATTCCATCCATTTTCATCTGAGCATATGCAGGGAATTTAATTTTATCAACTAACTTCTGCTCGAATGGCGAGCAAAGCATTACAGGATATTCTCGTATCAGTCCTGGCCAAACTGCATTGGCTGTTGAAATTGAAACCCCACACTTTAAATCTTTTGTTACGATACGCTTGATAACTTCTGCATTGTCCTCGGTGACTGAACCAAGTAGAGTCGACAGGTGAGCGATCGCAGCATTACCAGTTACCAAACGATTACACATTTGATATAAAAACGGAAACACATCCCTCATGGGAATAGTTTGTCTTTGTCGTGTATACTCAGGAATCTTTCGTTGATAGAAATTAGTAAATGGATCTAACGCCAAACTAATAACTAAACGAAGAACCTCATCGTTCACATTTTCTTTGAGTTTATCAAGTTTATAGTTGCGAGAATTATTCGCAGCTAAGTCATTAAAAAATTCATTCAAATTCATATTCTATTCCTTTAATTCTTTTATACACTTTTTTGCTTATGACTACTCTCATCTTATACTTTGGTGTACGAAGATCTTTAGCCACATGGTTCCTCGGACGGATCGTCTCTACTTTTATCTTTATCTTCATCATATAACCCCATTACTGTTTTGTGAGAAGCAGTACACATTATTTCAAATATTGTAACTTGTAAATCATGCGGAACATTGACACCCAGTTTCATCATACGATTATGCCAATCTTCAATGGCACAAGCACACTCAAACTCAAGTTTAGAACCATAGTCCTCTTGAACAATCGGGCAGTCTATTCCAGCAATTTTCATACATTGGTCTCCGCCACAGCCTTACACATTTTAATAAATTCTTTTGTTGTTAAGTCATTCTTAGCAATGTTTACACATGCTGCAACAAATTGAACATTACCTTTTACATAACCCTTCTTACTGTTTTTCCTGTCGGGAGAAACACGAAGTGGATCGTGAGTCTTATACGACAATGGTAAACCAGACAAGGAACAAACACCATTCGTTTTCTTGAGAAGTTTAGACAGATATTCTCTGTCAACATTCATCTCTTGGTTACGCTTTCTAGAACGATCTACCATTGCTCTATACATTAAATCAATAAAACGAACTGGATCGGTTTCAGCTTTCTTCCTTCGTTCCTTTGAATATTCCTTCACTTTCTCAGGATTCTTTTTTCTGTAGTCACGCTGATAGTCAAGAATCTTTTCTTTGTTCTTAACACGCCAATTCTTTTTATACTCAGCTTGTTTTGCTTTATCAACCATTATGACATCACCACGAAACCAGTTGTGTCTTTTTTGGCTTTACCTTTGGCTTTCAAACCAACGATAACATTCTTTTCATCTAGGAATCGTAAGTCGGTTTCATCACCATTAATTACTTTACGACCGAGATATGTTTCTGGCACTTTTGCAAAAACAGCAGCCACATTCATACCCTGAGATACAACTTTCTCAACATCGCTGTCATTGCCATCTGCCTTAGAGAAGGTAAGATGATAATTCTTCAAGTGTGTCACTTTACGATTACGCACTTTGGTATAGTCGTAGAACTGCACATTTGGAAATTCTTCAATAATACCATACTTCTCCCAAGAAATATCGCTGGTACCATTCAAACGAAATGCAGGGGTCAACCCTTTCTTTTCTGCTTGTTTGATTGCCAATGTAATTTCTTTACGCAAGTCTTGCAAAAATTGCTCACGATTTTCAAAGAACTCTTTTGTTTTACGAATGCGAGCTTGTTGGATCACATTAGTAGTTTCGCCTTTCTTGAAAATGCCACCACGACCAGCAGTATTCAAACATGCTTTCTTGCAACCAGCAGTCGCTTTGGGGCATGTATTATAACCTGAAACATCAGCAGGTGCCAAGTGTAAAACAAAGGACAAATATCCTTTCTTCTCACCCTTCATCAATTTTGGGTTACCAGTCGTAAATAGTTTCATAATTAATCCTTGCTTTATCAACTCAATATAACTATTATACTATATTTCTGAATTATTAGCAAGCATTATTTCCAATGAAAAACCCCCACGCTGGGTGGGGGTTGCAGGATGACTAATAACCCTTTACTCTGTAGGGGTATCCTTTTTGGATCCCTTTTCAGACCTTGGTGGAGCTTTTTTAGACTCCAACTCAGCATCTATCATCATGCGTTTCCAAGATGAAGCGAGAGAACTATCTTTAATCGATGCAAGAATCCTCTTAGAAGTTTTGCTCAATTTAAAGTTTTTATCAGGTTTATTCATAATATCCTTTGTAAATTTGTTTTTAAGTTTGTAAAATATTCTGTGTCAGCTATCAGCGGTGCTATAACTTTTACAGAGGTTGTTGATGGAATTGATGCTACAAGTCCAACTGATGATAACTCGGCAAGAGATATATAGCGTGGGAAGTCATAGCAAATAAACAGTCCCTCACCTCTCCATACAAGTTCCAATTCTTCTGCGATCCTGACCAATTCATTATGTATAAACGGAACACGATCAAGTAAAGATTCTATTCGTTTTGTTGCTATCAAAGAAGCACTAACACCATGCATGTTTGGCGACCAAGTATGCCCATGCTCCCATGATTTCCACTTTAAAACTTCAGCTACTTTTTTATTGCAAACTGCAGCACCAAGTGGCGAGTAACCAGCAGTCAAAGATTTACCCAAAGAGGATATGTCAGGTTGAACATTGTATTTCTGCCACCCAAACATAGTTCCGTTCTTTCCCCAGCAAACTGCCACATCATCAACAATCATCAAAACATTATACTTATCGCATAGCATTCTAATTGCTTTCCACCAGTTCTGACTGTATGGACTAATAGATGGCATCCAAGGAAGTGTTTCCATAATTATACAACCAATAGATGTATCAGTTTGTAACTTTTGCTCAACTAATGTTAGTGCAATTGTTTCTTGTTCTTCTCTATCTAACAAGTATTTCCAATCTGGTGCTGGTATAATTTCAGCACGATTAAGATAAAGATATTCCCCACGAAAATGCTTAGCGAGCATGGTAGTTCCGTGATATCCTGGAGAGAAAGAAATAATCTTTGGTTTGTGTTTACCGATGTATTCCCAATAACAATCATTCATGGCTATTGCTGCTTCAACAGCATCGCTACCACTTACTGCCCAAGCCAACGATTCCCAGTTACCACTTTGGCAAATATATTGAACAAGTTTATCATTGTCTTCAGAACTTTCTCCACTGTTACCACGAAGAAATCCAATATCATTATCTCTAATTGAATTTAGAATTTCTTGATCAGAGTATCCCAAAACAAAAGCAGTGTTACCTGACTGTATATCCATACATCTACTACCATCAGAATAGTAAATCCAATATCCCTCAGTTTTAACTACTTGTTTCTTCGTCTCATTAAAAGACCATTGATTTAATTCCACTATCTCACCACCACATCTAAAAATTGTTGATGCTCAGAGTTTTCTACACAAAAATAAATTAGGTTGGCCAGATGTTCAGGTTTGATTTTAAAATCATAGATACCATCAGCTAGTTGGGTATCAACCCAAGCTGGTCTAAAGTTTATTATATTTGGGTATCTGTTTTGTTTTTGTAAAACTCTAGTTTGATTATCTAAAGTTTGTTTGTGATTGTAGTAAGCAGTAAACGATTCAGGATAATCGTTGTTTACATACATGTATGTTATGGCACTGGAAATATTCACAATGGTTTTCTGTTGACCAATCCATTGTTTGTGTGCAGAAACTAGAACTTCAGTTTGAGATGGTAATGCATTATTTACAAATACATCTGCCGTTAGAAGTTCTTCTAACAAATTTTTCTGAGTTTGGGGGAGTGTTACATTGCGATCGTTTAGTATATCGTAGCCAGAAACTTCCCAACCACAATTACTAAACTTATCATAGATTGCTTTTCCAATGCCATTCATATGGCCAGTAATAATAATTTTCATAATCAAATACTAATGTTAGCGGATCCTTAACAATCTTAAATGCTTAAATATATTTATCCAAATCCAACCGATATCTATTTCCCACCACTTTCTACTTAGTCTAGGATTTGCTGGTTCAGCGTGGTGGTTATTGTGTAGTTCCTCGCCACCAATCCAAATACCGAAGGGAAGTATGTTTCTTGAACTGTCTTTATTATCTGTGTTGCTGTAGCCCCACCAATGTCCAAGCCCATTGATCACACCTGCTGCCCAAAATGGAATCCAGACAATTTGTAATAGCCAAATTAGTATTCCTATCCAACCAAATAATAAAACATTGATTGATAACATTAATAATACACCTAAGAAGTGATGTTTGGTGTAAACTTTTCGTTCAACCCAATCGTTTGGTGTACCAGCACCATACTCAACAACCATTCTAGCATCTTTTGCTGCTTGATAGTAATAGTATACGCCACGGAAAACAATGTTTTTAATTCCAAATAACTTAGGACTATGTGGATCACCATCAGTGTCAATAAATCTATGATGCTTGCGATGAATGGCTACCCATTGTTTAGTAACCATACCTGTTGTAAGCCACAACCAGAAACGCATGAAATGCGATAGTGCTGGGTGAAACTCCAACCCTCTATGAGTTACACCTCTGTGTAAATAAATTGTTACACAAAGAATAGTAATATGTGTTAGTATTAAGGTGTATATTATTGGTGTCATGTAGTTATTTATTCCAATATTTGGAGTAGTCTACAGTGTTCCAATATGCATCATTGTTTCTGTTCCACAAGTTCTTTATTAGATACCATGCCATACCGAAGTACCCCATTATCTGGAATCTTCTGCTGTCCTGTCCAAAATAGTGGTTCACCAATTTAAATTTCTTAACATCGTATCGTTTAGATAAGAAGAAGTCTTCGCTGGTTCCATACTTTGCAGCGAAACCACCGAACTCTTCAAACCTATCTCTGCGAGTTAGCATAAAAGCACCAACAGCGAATGGTACTGTATATTGCATAATTCTGTTGATACAGTTAAAAATCATAAAGCCGATTTGTGCACGGTAATCATCATCATAACACTTTGCATACAATCCAACAAGATCTAAGTTATTAGTTTCTAGTTGATCAACTGCATCGCGGATAACTTTGTTGTTGAAGAAACGAACATCAGCATCAATGAATAAAATATATGGAGTTGTTGCTAATTTTGCTCCATTATTTTTAGCAATAGAAACTGGTCCACCTTCAATAACTTCAACATTCAGATTGCCTTTCATTGTTTGAATGACTTCTCTTGTATTGTCAGTCGAGCAGTCAGCGATAATAATTCTGGTATTACCTATCTCTTGCTGGCGCAGATGCATTAACAAATGCGCAATGTATGTTTCCTCGTTTTTACAAGGAACAACTATTGTTATTTTATTCTGTAACGACATTATCGCTCTCCTGCGTCCAAGTTACTATGTCCCAACGACCATCATGATGTTCAACAAGGGCAGTACAAGACTCAACCCAATCACCATCGTTCATATATGTAACACCATCAATCTCTTTGATTTCTGCATGGTGTATATGTCCACATATAACACCATCAAAGCCACGCTTCTTACAATATGCTGCAAGATTCTTTTCAAACTGGAACATAAAGTCAGACGCTTTCTTAACTCTATGTTTTAAATACTTAGATAATGACCAATAACCAAATCCCAGTTTACGACGAACCCAATTGAAACGAGAGTTCCAATCAAGAACTAAATCGTATAGTTTATCGCCAAGAAAAGCAAGCCATGGAGCAAGTCTAGTGATACCATCGAATAGATCTCCATGTGTGACTAGGTATCGTTTACCATCTGCACCGACATGTTCTGTTTGGCTTGTAATTTCAATTAGACCGAAAGAGAATCCGTAGGGGATCATCGGTCTTAAGAATTCATCATGATTACCTGCAACATAAATCACTTTTGTTCCACGCTTGGCATGACCAAGTATTCTGCGGACAACATTAGTATGGCTTTGTTTCCATCGCCATTTGTTCTGTTGAATTTTCCAAGCATCAATTATATCCCCCACGAGATATAGAGTCTCGCAGGAGTTATGTTTTAGAAAGTTATTTAATTTGTTTGCTTGACAATCACGAGTACCTAAGTGAACATCACTTATGAATATCGTGCGGTATTTCATTACACAAATGTTGAAAGAGCTTTAGCAGCAGCGATAATATAACGACATGCTTGCTCATCGCTACTTAATTCTTGAGCAGCTCTCACTTCAGCAATTTGATTGGTAAGATATTGATATTCTTCAAATGTAAGTTCTTGTCTTTCGTATTGTTCGCGAAGAACTAACAGTTCATTTGCCAACATTGCAGCAGGACCACCCATACCTGCAACTTCTCTTAATTGGTCAATCATCTTCCCCTCCATGCATCGACAACTACATCAATGCGAGTTTTGTTTATTTTAAGGATACTCTCACAAAAAACTTTGCTGTTAGATGTTTTGGCTTTACCAATTGCTTCTTCTAATTGAGCGATAGATTTTGCTTGAGGGTCGTTTCGTAATTCAGTATATACTTTAAGATGTTGTATTTTGTTTTCAGCATCCGTCCAGTTTTTATCATCACATGACAATTTATTTACTGCAATTTTAGTTGAAACTAGATTATCAAATAATGCGGGATCATGTGGTCTTGGTAGGATGATTGAACATCCAGATAAAACCAAGAGAGAAATTAACAGTAGTTTTTTCATGTTAATCGTTTCTACTGTTTCTATGAGTTGGATCACCAGCTTCAAACACTGGCATAGTAGTTGCTTCAGCTAGAACTGAAGCTGGATTGGTAACACCCCATCCACCATTAGAACCCATTGGCATTTGAGGCATACTAGACATTGGTCGAGCACCACCCATTGGCGATGGCATAGATGGAGGTGGAGTAGTTGGAGTTGGTGGCTTATCCCAACCTTTATTTGCTGCAGTCAAAGATTGTTTCAACGCATCCTTATCACCACCTGCCAACATAATACCTGATAGAGTACCAGTCAAGAATGTAGCGATAGGAATAATCAACTCAAAGAACTTCTGGTCGATAGGGCTGATAGCGTTCAATGGTTGTGTCACAAAGATAATAGAATATAGAACAACGAAAACAATTCCAACAAGGGTAAATGATAAACAGATACCGATGAAGAATTTAAGACGAGCCATTAACTGCTCTTCTGTATACATTAGATTATTATCACTCATTTGCAGGCTCCTGATGATGTTGCTGGTTTCGTTCCAGCTGGTAATTGATCAGATGGTGGACCAAGACGAGGATCTCGCTGTCCCTTAAAAATATGTTCTGGACATGTTCTGTTGACATCACATAGTGGCATCTTACAGATATCCTTCTCCCAATTCGCTGGATCTTGACATGGATATCGGAAAGATTCTTTACTAACTATTGAAAACCCAATAGGTATTAGTAACAAAACTCCCAGTACCCAGAATAGGTGTTTATCGTTCATTTTAACAATCCTTTTGTAACTATTGTATTTATTATATCCAAGAAACCCCAAACAAAACAAAAAGTGACAACACCAACAATAAATGCCAGCCCCACTAGTTCAGAAACACTCCATTCTTCTACTTGCTGGTTGCGTGGTAAACTCCGTCCCAATTGTTTGGTTTGCCTTGTTCCATTCTTTCGTGCATCAGCTTGTAATACTCTATTAAGGGATTCGTGCTCAAATCCCCATTTTTTAGTTCCTGACATAGTTTAATCGCTCTCTTCCAATCGCCTGCATAATATGCATCTAGATACTGTTGGTGTTTCTCACCCACTTTTGCGATTGCGTAAATGTGAAGTCCAATTGTTTTACCTTTTACTGCAATACAATCAAGTTGTGCCACATCATAAACATGTTTCACTCGTTCCGCTGTATCTGGACCAATAACCAGCAGAACTCCATAACCTTTTGTTTGTCCTTCAAGACGTGCTGCAGTTGATACTGAATCACCCAGCACATCATAACCATAACGATCGTTGGCACCGATGTTACCAATCAGAGTTGGACCAGTGTTCACACCAGCACCCATACCTACAGGTGGACGACCTTCTGCTTGAAGTTCTTTATTGAACTCTTCAATTGCTTGAATCATCTCAAGAGCAGTCTTAACTGCAGTAACTGCGTGGTCATTATCATCAACAGGTGCATTGTGAACATGAAGTGACGCATCACCAATAAACTTGATAATGCAACCACCATTCTTTAGCACTGGCTTAGACAATGCATCCATATAACGATTCATAACTGCAGTCAAACCTTGCACATCAGCACCGAAAGATTCACCAAGTGTAGTAAATCCACGAAGATCGGTCATAACGATAGAGAGATCTTTCTTCTCACCCTTCAATCGTTCTGCTGCACCTTCAGGATCTTCTGCCAATTGATTAACAATGATTGGAGAGACATATCCGCCAAATTGTTTTTTAATTTGTTGTTTTGCACGCAACTCGACAAGGAATTTGACAATGTATCCATGGAAGCTGGCAATGAATATGGTAAGAATCGGGAATACAGCATCAAGTAAATACCCTGATCCCATAAACAGTTGGAAGCCACCATAATAGGCGATTGCTCCCAAAGCGAGCGCAAAGATGTATCCATGAGTGAACCTTGTGAGATAGATTGATAGGATTACTGCCACTATCA